GACAACGAAGGTTCATATGCATTGGGATATACACATAATATTAACCGTGATTTTAATTTAGGAATTACATATAGTAAAACTAAAGATAGCCCATGGATTAACATGTCGGGTGTTTGGGGTGATGTAAAAGGGTCAAGCACAATTGACACTAGTCTTACGTGGAGCAATAACGAGTTATGGGCGCAAGCAGGTGTAATGAACACTAGTACAAAGTTTAATAAAGGACTTGTTATTAATATCGACGATGCGATTTCTGCTTATGCGGTTGCTGGTCTTACATTAGATGACTTTACCTTTTATGCAGGTATTAAGCCTAAAGTTATTAAAGGTCGTATTGATTTATCTATTCCAAACAGTGTTGATTCAAATGGTGTTATGAACTATAATACATCGAGTAATAATTACGGAAGCAACACAGTACCATTTATCGGTGCAACACATACATATTACTTTAAAGAAAATGACAGTGATGTAGTATTAAAAACCGATGTAATTTCGGATGCAAATAATCATTCATTTAATGTTACATTTGAATATAAATTTTAATTAATAAAGGAAGAGATATGGAAGTTCTTGCAATGATGATTGGTGTACCTGTAATAATTTTTTTATTCATAGCGACAGTTTGTTTAATATCGATATTAAAACAAGAATAACTAACATATTTTTAACAAAACTCTAGGAAGTAAATGGAACTATACGATATATTAGCAATTATTTTTACGATAGGCATGACACTGTGGATTGCGTTTTTGGTAACACTATCATATGAAGCATGGACTAGAGACTAATCACAAAGACATCTTAAAAAACTTTATCACTGATTGAACATAGCGTAAATAGTAATAATATTTAAAAAGGATAAAGTTCAATGATGCGAAAGAATTATGTATTAACGAGTGAATCTGTTGGAGCAGGTCATCCCAATAAAGTCGCTGACCAAATCAGTGATGCTATTGGTATTGAAGAAATATATGAAATTTAATAATCCATTCAAAAGCAAAAAAAATAAAAAGAAAGAGAAACAGAAATTACTTTCCGAAAAGGAATCGGCAACTAAAAATGGCGAACCATGGGTATCTGTATTAGATATGGATGTCAATATGGAAGATATCAGCAATGGGTCGTTCGAGTTAGATTGGAATGATTTATTTGTAACTAGATTACTAAAGGCAGGATATCAAGGAAAAACGGATGCTGACTTAGTAGACCAATGGTTTCAAAATATATGTAGGAATATCGTAATGGAAACATATGAACAGGAACAAAGCGACCCGTACGCACGTAAAGTTAATTTAGGAAATGGTAGGTCGGAAATTAGTTAATGATTTTATATGTTAATGGTGATAGCCACACTGCCGCCGCAGAGGCAGTTAATCCACATGCATTCGCAGAAGACGATGGGAATTTAATACATTTAGGTAGATTACCTCACCCAAATAACTTAGCAGTATCGTGGGGTAAGAAACTAAGCACATTATTAAAGATGGCGTTTTATTGTGATGCAGAAAGTGCGTCGAGCAATGACAGAATAATTCGCACAACAAAGAAATATATCAACAACTACACACCAGATGTTAATAATCTATTTGTTATTATTGGATGGAGTACATGGGAACGAGAAGAATGGTTAATTAATGATGTTTATTATCAAATTAATGCCAGCGGAACCGATATTGTTCCCGAATCACATAAAGAAAAATACAAAGAGTACGTACTAAACGTTAATTGGCGACATAAAACTAATCAAGCATATAAAGATATCGTTGCATTACACGAATGGTTGGGTGAAAAAGATATTAAACATATATTCTTTAATGGAAATAACACATTTAATCAAATAAGAACAACATACGACTTCGGAAATTCATATATAGAACCGTATGATAAGAATTTAAATTACAATGATTATCTTATACGAGAAGGGATACACACAGTAACACCCAATTCATATCATTTCGGTGAAGATGGACACACACTATGGGCAAAATATATGTTAAAATATATTGTTAAGAATAACTTAATTTAATAATACATGAAATACATTTTAGTGGATACCATGAATTTGTTCTTTAGAGCAAAACATTCAACACATAGAGCAAGTGATACATGGACAAAGATAGGGTTTTGTTTACATATCATGTTTAGTTCAGTCAACAAGGTAGTTAAAAAATATGGTAGTGACCATATTGTATTTTGCATGGATGGTAGGAGTTGGAGAAAGGATTTCTACGAACCATATAAGAAAAATCGCAAAGAACTTCGCAATAAAATGAATGAAAGGGAACGCGAAGAAGAAGAAATGTTTTATGAGATTTTTGAAAATTTTCATAAATACTTACAGGAACGGACTAACTGCACCGTTCTTAAAAATGACAATGCTGAGGCAGACGACTTAATCGCAAGATGGATTGCCTTACATCCCACGGATGACCATGTCATAGTCAGTAGTGATTCTGATTTTTATCAGTTACTCACTAATCATGTTGTGCAATACAACGGCATCTCAGACCAACTAATTACGCTTGATGGATTTCTAGATTCAAAGGATAATCCAGTCATAGACAAAAAAACAAAAGAACCAAAAGAGCCCCCTAACCCTAAATGGCTTTTGTTTGAAAAATGTATACGTGGCGATTCATCTGATAATATTTTCAGTGCTTTCCCCGGAGTACGAAAGAAAAGTACGAAAAAGCGCATTGGTTTATTAGAAGCATTCGAAGATATGGACAAACAAGGGTATGCATGGAACAATCTCATGCTACAACATTGGACTGACCATAACGAAGTTGAACATCGTGTAATTGATGATTACGTAAGAAACAAGCAGTTAATAGATTTAACACAACAACCAGAAAGCATAAAGGAATCAGTAGATGGCACAATAAAGGAATCTGTAACCTCCAAAGATATTGGAGGTGTCGGAATTCATTTATTACGTTTCTGTGGGAAATATGATTTAGTTAACATATCGAAATACCCAGAACAATATGCCAATTGGTTAAATAAAACATACAAAGGAGTAATAAATGATTGAAGCAAAAGAAATATCTAATAAATTTTGGATACTCAAGAATGGTAATATAAAAATTGGTGAAGTAAACGCCAACAGAAGTGGTTATGTTATTTCTATCAACGGTAACAAAACTTCATTTGATACACTGGAAAAACTAAAAATCAACACTGGTATTAAATTTACTAAATCCCATTTGGAATCAGTTGTTAAATGCAAAACATTACATGGGTTCCCGTACAAAGGTGATAAATTTAATGAGATGTGGAATATCAAAACACAAATGGCATTGTTTACAAAGAGCGATAACAGCAAATCTTGGTTTGTTGCTGGATACTTCTCTGTGAAAATTAAAGGAAAATGGAGAATGATGTTATCTCCAAAGTTATTGATTTTGGAAAGAAATGAATACAAAGGACCATTCATGTCTATGACAAATAATGATGAAACGATTATTGAACCAATCAATAGTATTATTGCCACTAAACTATCATTTAATGAGAAATCTCCGCTAGGTAAATGGTTTAAATGATTCATATCAATAGATTCATCGATAAAGTAAAATTCTTCGAATCAAAAAATAGTAAAGATTTTATTATCCCATTGGCAGAGGCTAAGAACCTTCATATTGATATAACCAAATTATTATTGGTAATACAAGAACAACAATCACATAATCAAGAAAAACAAAGTTCAGTGAATTCATCAGTTGATGGTGGTGATTGGTAATAACGATAGTTCACCTCACATAGGAGAATAACCAAACGTAATTTCATAAATATCATTGTATTGTTTCCAATGAACCGCATTTATGCCGAGACCTTCTCCGAATATTTTACTAGAATCCAAACCATCATCATCGTATAAATTCGAACAGGTAATACAAAGTGATGGGGTTTGGTCTGTGTATTACAAAGATAGCCCAATTAATCTTAGAACCGCATCTACAATGGCATTTTCTACACCTAGGTATAAACCAACATCATTTGCAAACAAAGGGCATGCCATAAATCTAGCCAAAAAACTGAATAAACAATTTGACACAACTGAATTTACAGTTGTTATTTCCAATGACACAAAGACTATCTATTCAGAATAAAAAACTTATCGTTACGAATGAAATGCTCAATACATTCCCTGAAAATTCAAGGTATGATTTGCGAACGGCATTTATTAAATGGTGGATTAATTCTAGGAAAACCGGTGGGATGAGATTAACCAGTAATGGTTACAAACTTCTTTCGAAGATGCAATATGCAACGTATCGCTTTAATGTAAGAAAACCGACATCACCAACTAATTTACTAATTATGGACCAACACTTGGAATGTCCGTATTATATAGATGGATTGGGGTGTGTTGAATCAAAAATAGTGATTTTTGGTGGAGCAGAAGCGACAATAATAAGCCTGTACACAGATTTTAATTCATTCCTGAAAACATATCATTGACTTGGGATTGAAAGTTATCAACGATATAATCTAGATAACCATCGATAATATATTCTTGATTTTTTTTTAATCTAGGTAATAAACCTTCATAATCAAATTCACCCCTAAAAAGATGTGTATTCATCTCAATTGCGAGTTCCCATCTAATTTCATTTGGCATATCATCGTAACTATGGTCTATTATATCATCGAATACATCAAATCCATAATTTCTAATATCACTGATTATTCCTTGGTACCCGATAATAATCGGTAATTGCAATGCAACAAATGCATCTAATGTTTTTTCAGAAATAATACCACTACCTTCATCATATAAAGTTTCGTTCACCACGTTAACATTGGAACCCCGATATATATCTATTAACTTAATGAAATTATCAGCATTATCGAAATCATAATCTCGGTAGGATGCATTCCCATAACTGTCGTCCCACCCAAGAGTTATCTTTGCATTGTGGTTATATCCTCTTAACTTATTACAAACATTTATACGATGGTCACGAGTTTTACCATTTAAGCATATCAAATCATATTCATTAGTTCTACTATCAACCAATGATAACCACTCATCTTTTCGATTTATTAAATGCTGTATGAAATCAAAACTATGTGTTGGGAATTCAATCAATTTAATATCACCATCATATAGTTTTGATAATCCATGATTCCAATGTATCATCACTATATTACTCAAATCAAACCCTTTATAGAAAGTTTCTATAGCATTCAATTCAGGTAGATATCCATTTGGATGAACATTTAAGTGGTCTTGGGTATGTAGTATTATCTTTTCATTCTTCTGTATTTTTGGTAAATTCATATCCCAAAATGTATGCTTACAATCATGCATGTATGATAATACACTAGGGTAGAATTTATACCCATTCAAACTCTCTGAAATTACGGAATTGAATTGAATTATGTTATTAACTTTGGTATAATTTTCTAGCATATCATCTACTTATTAATTTCATCACATACCATATAAATTTTATAATATAATACTTGGGATTTTAAATAACATTAACACAACAATGTATAAAACATATTCAATCGAAAATAAAGAATTCAACGCAATTGACCTAGGAAAAGAAATGGGAATTACACAGCAGACTGCTAGGAATAGATTAAAGATTGCCAAAACCATTGATGACCTGTACAGACCATTGCACAATACAATATATAAAATACATATCATTGAAGATGAGGAATTTACATCACAGAAAGTTGC